GTGGCATTACGCCACTCACTGCTGTGAAAAAGCTAACCTCCTACGACGCCTTACCGTAGTCGCCATCGACAAGATAGGAGAAGGTTCGTGGACTTGGGCTCAATAGACTTGTTGAGTAACCATATCTCGGAATGACTCCTAGATAGGTATTTCACTGGTTTCGGACTTATTAGGTCCAGCGAAAGCCAGAGCTATAGACAGGAAATCCTGCGAAAGCAAAATATCCCATCCACAATCTCTGTTATATCAAGTACTTACAGAGCGTCTACGGACGGAGTGAAACCCCTTCCAGATCGCAAGGTTTGGTGGACCCACTCAAGGTAACGATTAAGCTAACGAGAGTTAGTCAACGGATGAAAGGACTTCGGTCCTCAAATATGGAAACATAGGGGTTAGCAGGACGACTCTTCCTCAGACAGAACAGGGACTAGAACTCTATAGTGGACCGAAAGGTGAAATGGAACCATCTACTTTGGACCTTAAGCCCCCATCTTACCAGTCTGTTATTCAAGGCAATGTAGTGCACGAAAAGGCCGAAAGGCCTAATAAGGCACGAAATTCCTTAATGGATAGCAGTCGTAAGTGTGGTGGGGGGTTGATCGAAAGGGTAGACACGGGAGTAATCCCAGGGGTGATGCTGGTAGAGCTGCGCGGCAACGTGACAGTAAAGCTAGACTACGACAAGTTTCTGCAAGTCTACAGTCGAAGAAGAACGACCATCTAGGGTGCAAGCCCTACCGTTTTCAATTTTACAATGCATGCAACTACAATCTTACGATTGCGGTCACAGCGATTGTCCGAGTCAGTTCGAGATTCTTTCTTGCGAAAGATCGATCCTGATCTGGTTGACGACTATGTCGTGGTAGATCCGCACTCTTCCGATGTCCTTCTTTATTTAAACAAAGCCGAATACCTCGAATTATCGAAGGTGGCTTTGTCTATGCGACGAAGACTCACGGTTATTATCGCTCCTGGCGATGACTGGTTAACAGCTGTGGAAGCCGCTAAGGCCCATAGAGACCGTCCGACTTCAGGATCTTCTGATCCATCATCGAAAGATGAGTCAAATGGGCAGTCAAGCACAGGTGGCACTCCTGGTTCAAAAGTGTCCCCTCCCATTTACTGGGAGCGCCTTCTGGCTTTCGCCGTTCCAGCCTTTGGGGGACCGCGTTCGAAGAAGGGGTGGTCTAGATTCTTTACGTCGACGGTACACTCGCTGAAGATCCCTGTGAAAAGGGATCCTTCTAGCACTATCGCCCTGACCCCACGTTCACTCTCGTTCTCCGTACTGGCTTGGTCATGCAATCTCGCCTTATGGATTACCGGGAAGCCCATTACTAGAGCAAGATACATGGCGGCGAACCGAATTGCGCAGCACCTTAAAAAGATGCTAGCGAATCACGGGGCCTCTTATGTAATTTTGTACATGAAAACATGTAACGTTGCGATCACGAAGACCCTCGCTGGTCAGCCTTTAACGGCGACTAGTGAAGACTTCAAAATTGCGGTGTCTCTAGCTTCGGGTATTCCCCGGTGTATTCCACAAGGAGAGAGACAGCTGATTAGGGAAGGACACTTACCTACCCTCCGATTTTATCTCTCCTTATTCGGGATGTACAAGGGTTTTGAATCCAAGTACGGACCTCCGGATTTTAGCAGTATTACTGCTACTCCGTTGGATCCCGATAAGGCCACGACACGGGACACTTTGGCCCTGTTCTCGTGGTTTTGTGAGAACATCTTCTGGCCAACGCTACGATTTCGCTCAAATTGGGAACCGGATGTGAAATTGGAGCCTAAGATCCATATGTCGAGCAAATCTGCCCCTGTTTCCAAACAATGGAATACTTGGGGCCTATTCGCCTGGCTATGGTTCCATCAGCACCAAAAACGCATTCCGGCTCCTATGGCTCCTTATCTCATGGAGAGTGGGAGCCCTCTTTGGGCGCAATTTATAGCGAGCGCGAAGGAGTTTGAATCCAGACACGGCCTCGTCGAGCTCATCAGATCAGTAAATGATCCTGAGTATCGAGGGGGAACCGACTTTGGACTAAAACCCCTTTCGAAGCTGGCCCTGAAGAAGGAACCGGCGGGGAAATTAAGAGTCTTTGCTATCGTAGATCCGTGGACACAGACTGTCCTGAAACCTCTCCACGAGAACTTATTTGGTGCTCTTAAGGCTTTAAAACCTTATGACGCCACATTCGATCAAGTGGGGAGTCTATCAGAATTTGTCCGATCCAACCTTTCGGAGGATCCGTTCATCGGAAACTACGATTTGTCCAAGGCAACTGACATGATTCCCAGAGAGTTGTATTACCACTGCTTGAAATCGGTCTTCCCGGAAGGGAAGATCGCTCAATTAATGGCAATTATGACTCAAAGGGATTTCCAAGTTCCTACCTCAATTTTGTTGAGAAAGGAATCTGGCGCCACCGAATTACGAAAAGTGAGGTACTCGAGAGGTCAGCCCATGGGAGCCCTAGGTTCCTGGGCTCTCCTTGCGGTCACTCATCATGCGTTGGTTCAATTCGCGGCTTTTAAAGCGCGAAGAACTAATGCTGATTATGACTATAGAGTACTTGGTGACGATGTTACGATCCGAGATGAGCCGACTTGCCTATCCTACGTCTCAATTTGTGAGGACTTTGGTATTCCCATCGGCCTTGCGAAAAGTTTCGTAGGTAAGTCAAACTTGGTAAATTTCGCGAACCAGACCTACTGAGTAGGCCAGAACCTCTCTCCTATTTCGTTTAGGGAGGACAACTCCATCCAAACAGTGGCTCAAAGAGCCATGTTCGTTCGGAGAGGTCTCGACTTCGGTGTAATGCATCGATTCGAAGGTGACGCTTATTCACAGGTGAACGATCTAGAATTAACCCCTCTAGATCGCCTAAAATCACATTACTCGGTTTTAAACCCGAATAAGATTTTAGGACTCATCAAATTCTTCATGTTGCATCCCGAATGGGAAACAACACGTCGAAATTTGGTGACTGGAGCCTTGGACCCTAAAGGTCTTTCGGCTCTCCGGTCTCTACTAATCCCCGTAAAGGGAACTAATCGAGAGGCATTTGTAGCCTGGATGGCGGTTTACACCGTCAGTCCAGCGCTGACTGTCCATGTGGATAAGCTTCTGTCTTGAAGCGTCCATATGCCGGATGAGATCGTAGTAGACCTCCTAAGTCGCCTAGCCAACAAAGCTCTTCTAGATGTCACTCCTGAATTGGAGAGACAATGGAAGGCAATGAAGGCGCGGTTGGACTTTGTGTTGGGACTCGGGAAAACCGTTCCAGGTACGAAGAAGCGGGTCGTTGACCCGTCTAATTCGTACATTCTTTGGGATCGATATAATGATCTCTGGAAGGAGCGGACGATTCGAAAATGGCGGGAGGCGGTAACGCCTCTGATGCACTTCGTTTATCATCCTGAGCCCGACGTGGCACGATACCTTTCGTGTCTTTTCCTTCTTTGGGACCATCCCGTGATTCCTGATTTTCATCTTCCAGATCCGTTCTCTCGAGAGCGGAAGCTGGCTGATAAAGATCAAGAGGAAAGGTTGGCATCAAAGTTCACTCGATTCCTTCAAAAGGCGCTAGAAAATCTTCTGGCACCGGCTGAGGAGCCGAATATGGATAAGATCCGAATGGGCGTGTTCTTTGAGGAGGAGGCCGTAGGTCTCGGTAGAATGGGCGAAAACGAACGCCAATTCTATAAGAGAATTCTGGTCTCCAATGACCTCAAATTTGGTCAGGTGTCTTTGAATGAAGACGAAGATGAGGACGATGATCCTGATTTCAAACCAACTTACAAGTTGACTGAAATTCCAGACTAGAAAGTCTGGGCATCATAGCCTAAGTTCGAAGATGTCCGTCCCTCCGGGATAATAGCGATCGTTCAGATTGCGGGGTTCCCGGAGAAGGGGAG